GCTCGGCACGCTCTCAGTCTGCAACCCGTGCGGCTGTTTCTACGCAGCCACCGTCACGCCCCGCTCAACCCCTGCCCCCGTGAGCCGCCCATGACTGCCCGCGTCATACCGTTTCTGCGCCCGTCGCGCACCTCGCGCCGCGGGCTGCGCTTCCAACGAGGCGAGCCCCGCGACTTTCCGACGCCGCGCCCGCTCGAGCTCGTGCTGCTCGCCGTCGACGTCGCGAGCACGTCGGGCACCGCCCGCTACACGCGCGGCAAGCTGCACGACTTCGGCGAGCTCGACATCGACGCCGACGAGCACCGGCATGTACTCATGAGCTCAACGTGCGCGCTCGCCGAGCAGCTCGGGCTGCCGCTCGCGCTCGCGCTCGAGGTGCCCTACGGCGGGCCCCTCGCCTCCGTCGTGCGGCTGCGCGAGCACGTCGCTGTGTGGCGCGCTGCGTGGCGCTACAGCGGCGGGCCCGCGCACCACGTAATCGAGTACACCGCGGCAGAGTGGCGCTCGCGCTGCTTTGGGCTCGGCTCGCTCAAGCGTGACGACGCGCGGCGGCTCGAGCTGCGCGCCGCCTATGCGCTCATGGAGCGCGCACGGCTGCCGATCACGCCGCTCACACACGACGCCGCCGCCGCCATCTGTCTAGGCCATGTCGCGTCGACGAGCGGCGTTCTGCAGGCGCGCACCAAGTGCCCTATCACCTCATGAGGCGCTCGCCGTGGCGTCTCCCAAGCCGATCCCGGACACACCGACGCACTGCCGCTGCGGGGCTCTACTGCCGCCGCTGCGCCGCTATGGGGGGCTGTGCAGCGCGTGCTTGCCGTCCGCGCCGCCGTCGCGCCTGCCCGACCCCATGGCCACAGCGTGGACGATAGTCAGCGCGTTTGTGAGGCAGCGCAGCGCGGGCCCCGAAAACTGGTTTGTGGTGCGCTGCCGCTGCGGAACCGTGCGCGAGATGAGCTCGAGCAAGTGGCGCAGCCGGCACTCGACGCAGTGCGACGCGTGCCGCCGCTCGGCGACGCGGGGCCCAACCTACTAACACACCCTGTTTGACTGTCTATGCCGCCCAAGCAGCGCACACGACCTGCACCCAAAAAAGCAGCCATCAGCAGCAAAACCCGGCGCTCGCGCCCGCGCGCGCGCGAAACAGACAAACCCAAAAAACGAGCTCGCCCGACTGTTGAGCTTTACGAGCGCGCAGTGGTGCTCGGCGACCTCGCAGGGCGCGGGGTCAACATCCCCGACATGACACTGCAACAGTCAGATCGGCGCGTCGTGTACAACCGCGTGCTGCATGAGCGCCTCTGCGCCATGGTCGCCGTCGGCGTGCCCATCGCCACCGCATGCCAGGCAGAGTCAATCAACCGCTCGACCTACTACGAGTGGCGCAAGCGCGGGCAGAACGGCGAGCAGCCGTTTGCCACGTTCTGGGATGACATGCAGGCCTCGCTCGCTCGAGCAGAGGCCAGCGTCGTGCAGCGCGTCACGTCAGCCTCGCTCGAGGATTGGCGCGCGGGCGCTTGGTATCTCGAGCGGCGTTTTCCGCAGCGCTACAGGCAAAAGCAGACCGTCACCGTCACCAAGGGCCCCTCTGACATGAGCGACGCCGAGCTCGACGCTGCGATCGCTAAGTACGGATTCACGCGCGCGCCCGACGCGCTCACCGACCCGCAACCCTCACCGACCACCGACGCACCCGGCACACAAGGACCATCACCGCATGCCTAGACCAACAGTCACGATCCCCACGTGGGCAACCACCGGCACCAAGCTCGAGCCGCCAACAGGCAAACGCGCGCTAGGCTGGATTGTCGACGAGCCGCCGCCCGCCGAGTGGTGGAACCATCTGCAATACGCCACCGGCGAGTGGTTGACGTTCCTGAACGCTGTGATCCTCGGCGAGGCCACCGCCGACCTCGCGCTGCGTTTCGCGCAATCGAGCGCCGCCGCTGACATCGTGCCGCTCCTAGCTGCGACGAGCGTGCCCAACGGCGCTTACAGGCTCGTCGCGCGCTTCCCGACCACCTCGCCTACCGTGTTCGCCAGCCTCTACGTCGGCGGCAGCGCTGCGCGCAAGTTCATGCTGGTTTATAACGCCAGCTGGAACGGCACGCAGTGGGCACAGAATAGCGCCGCCGTCGCGCAGGCCATCGCAATCAACACCACCAACGCGCTCGAGGTGCTCACGCACCCCGCGAGCCCGGCAAGCTGGAACGACTCGGCATGGGCGTCGGGCTCGTTCGACACCATCAACGTCACGACGCTCAATGCGACATCGATCACAGCGACGTCCGGCAACTTCACAGCAACGCTGTTCGGTAAAAACACCACCTGCGAGACCCTCAACGCCACGAGCTACGTCAACACCGACGACCTGAAGGTTGAGACGTCGCTGCACCTCACGGGCCCCATCGATATCGAATACGAGTTAGCGGCAGCCGCGATTCCCATGCGCTATCTGCAGCTCGACATCATGCGCCCGATTCACTGGAACGTGGCGCCGCCCGAGCCGCTCGGCACGCTCGTCATTTACGGCAGCCAGGGCGCCGTCGGCAACACGCATGCAACTAACTCCGTCTGGGTGGAATACCCCGTCGCTGTGCCGCGCGGCACGCAGAAAGTTACGCTGGACCTCACTTGGCGCGCATTCGGGCCGACCGTCGCCAACCTATCTAAGCTCGTATGGTGGCCCCGTGCCATGGGCCCCACCAACCCGCAGCCGCCGCCCGACATAACCTACAGTCAGATCGGCGCCGACATCACCTTGCCCGGATTCACCGCCACCGACGTATACGTCACAAGCGCGACGTTCACCGGGCTACTCGTGATCAACGGCGAGAGCCGCTACAGCGTGCTCGTCAAGCTCGCCCCGGCCGGTGTGCTATACGGCATTCGACTCGGATTCGCTGACCCCGGCGCGCGCAACGGCTAAGCAGTGGCTGCTCGACCCGAGCCCAACCGCTATCTCGAGCGGCTCATGGCGGAACGCTCACGCCGCCATGAGCTGCAGCGGCGCATCCGCGATCGCCCCGTCAAGCTGCACGACTTCGTGCGGGCTGCGTGGCCTTTGGTGGTACCTAACGCCGCCTTCGTGGACAACTGGCATGTGGGGGCCATCTGCGAGCACCTCACCGCTCAGAGCGAGGGGCAGCTGCCGCGGCTCTGCATCAACGTGCCGCCGGGCAGCTCGAAAAGCACGACCGTTTGCGTGCTTTGGCCCGCATGGGAATGGACGCTGCGCCCCGGCATTCAGTGGCAGTTTTCAGCCTACGCCGACACGCTCGCGGTGCGTGACTCGCTGCGCTGCAGGCTGCTCGTCGAGCAAATGTGGTATCGCGAGCTCTATGGCGACGTCTGGCAGCCCAACCGCCGCGCGTGGCTCGCCGATCGCTTCGAGAATGACAAGGGCGGCATACGGCAGAGTGTCAGCGTCGGCGGCTCGCCTACAGGCTTTCACTGCCACCGTCAGATCGTCGATGACCCCATCAAGCCCATCGACGCGCACAGCACGCTCGCGCTCGCGCGCTGCCGTATGTGGTGGTGGGAAACGATGGCCTCGCGCGTGCTGCCGGGCCCGACTAACACCCGCACCATCATCATGCAGCGCCTGCACGACCGCGACCTCGCGGGCGAGGCCGCCGAGCAGGATTACGCGGTGCTGTCTATTCCGATGGTCTACTCGCGCAAGGCAACGCGCGCCGCCACGCCCCTCGGGTGGCTCGACCCGCGCAAGTCCGACGGCGAGCTGCTGTGCGCTGCTCGATGGTCTGACGTCGAGGTCGCGCGACGAAAGCGCGAGTTTGGGCCCGAAGGTTGGAGCGCCCAAGACCAGCAAGACCCCATCCCCGAGGGCGGCGCCATCTACCGCGACGAGTGGATGCAGCACCGTTACCACGTGCTGCCGCGCCTCGACGCGGCACTCATCGTGCTCACGTTTGACTGTGCCTTCAAAGCTGACGAGACGAGCTCATACGTCGCGGGCCAAGCGTGGGCGTACCTCGCGCCGCGCTTCTATCTGCTCGACGAGGTGCGCGATCACCTCGACTTTTTGGGCACCATCGCCGCCATCGAGGGGCTCTACCGCAAGTGGCCCGCGTGCTCTGCCGTGCTCATCGAGGATAAAGCCAACGGCCCCGCTGTGATGGACGTCTTGCGAAACCGCATCCCGGGCATCATCCCCATCGAGCCCGAGGGCAGCAAGATCGCACGCGCCTACAGCACGCAGCCCATCTTCGCGTCGGGCTCGGTTCACCTGCCTCACCACACCATCGCCCCATGGATCGAAGACTGGGTGCTCGAGCACAAGCGTTTTCCGCGCGGGGCTGCCAACGACCGCGTCGACGCTCAGAGCCAGGCTTTGCGCTGGCTCACCGCGGGCATCGCGTCGGGTTACCTGCAGGCGCTCGACGAGATCTCACTCTGACCCCATGGACAGCTCGAGCGCTCGCCCGCTACGCGCCCCCATGACCGAGCAGCGTTCTGACGGCTGGGAAAACGTGATCACGGGGCTCGGCAGCCTGCGCGACAAGCTCACGCACCACGCCCCGCAATTGCGGCAGCCGCTGCGCGACTCGACGCTCGAGGCGCTGCACAGTGACGACGACATCGCCGCGCGCATCGTCGAGAAGCTGCCCGACGACGCACTGCGCGCGGGCTTCTGCATCACCCTGCCGGCAGACGAGGACAACAGCGCGACGCTCGGCGCAGACCTCACGAGCGCGCTGCAGGCGCTCGGCGCCGACACGGCGCTGCATCAGGCGTGGTGTTGGGCTCGGCTCTACGGGCTCGGCGCGGTGCTGCTCGGCGTCGATGACGGCCTCGACACACGCGAGCCGCTCGACTTGGGCCGCGTCGTGCGCCTCTCGCACCTCACCGTGTTGCGACGCACGCAGCTGCAGCCCGAGACGTATTACAACGAGCCCTTGGCGCCCCGTTTCGGCGAGGTCGAAAGCTATCGGCTCATGCGTCTCGCCATCCCGCGCGGCTCGGCTGTCACTGTGCGCAGCTACGAGAAGCTCGACGCCATCGTGCACGAGTCACGCCTCCTGCAGTTCCGCGGTGTGCTGACCTCGCGTTGGGGCGCCGCGAGCGAGCAATTTTTCGACGATAGCGTGCTGCAGCGCGCATACGACGCCATGCAGGCGAGCTCGAGCGCGTGGATGAGTGTCGGGCACCTGCTCACCGACGCGTCGCAGGGCGTGTTCCGCGTCAAGAATCTGTTGCAGCTGCTCGCGGCCAACGGCGAGGAAAAGCTGCGCAAGCGCGTGCAGATTATGGACCTCGTGCGCAGCGTCTGCCGAGCGTTGCTCATCGACGCCGACGCCGAGTCATTCGAGCGCGTTGCGACCAGCTTCACGGGCATGCCCGACTTGCTCGACCGCTACATGCTGCGCGTCTCTGCCGCGGCTGAGATGCCGGCGACTGTCTTGTGGGGGCGCTCGCCCGCCGGCATGAACGCGACCGGCGAGAGTGACGTGCGCAACTGGTACGACAAAGTCGGCTCAGAGCGCACCAAGATCCTCACCCCTCGCATCGAGCAGCTCACACGCGTCTTGATGGCGGCAGACGACAGCCCGACCAAGGGGCAAGTGCTCGACGAGTTCGAGGTCGAATATCCGCCGCTATGGCAGCCCAGCGCCAAAGAGGCCGCCGAGACGTTCAATCTGCGCGCGCAGGCGCTCGTCTCGCTCGTCAACGCCCGCATCATCCGCCCCGAGGAAGCTGCACTTAACATCGCGCAGGCCGGCGAGCTCGACGAGATAGACACCGACGCGCGCGAGGCCATGCTCGAGCTCGACATCGAGGCCGAGCTCGAGCGGCTGCGCCAGGGCGGCGGCAGCGAGCCGCCGGCACTGCCGGCCAACAACCCGCAGCAGCAGCCCGAGCCGCAGCCGGTCTAGCGCATGGCAGCCCGCTCGAGCGCAGACCGAGCTCGCAACCGTGCGCGACTCGCCCAACGGCAGCGGCGCATGCTCGGCGCCGAGCGGCGCAACATGGCCGCAGCTCGCCCGCACGCCGAGCCCTTCCCCGAGGCCGCGCTCGAGCGATACACGCGCATGCTCGTCGAGCACGTCACCGCGATCTACGCATCCGCGCGCGCCGCCATCCGCCCGCACCTCGCCGCGTGGTCGCGCATCTACGCCAAGCCCAAGCGCACCGACGCGGCGCTCGACAACGGCTACCACGGGCCCCGCGTGGCCATCGTGGGCCCGCCGCGCGCGGGCAAGTCGACACTCTCCGAGCAGCTCGCAACGATGCTGCGCGCGCCCGTCGTGCACGCCGACCACTATGCCTACCTCGGATGGTCGCAGGCGAGCGACGCACTCGCCGACCGCATGCTCGAGGGCCCCGCGATATTCGAGGGCGTCGCGGTCAGCCGGGCGCTGCGCAAGGTGCTCGCGCGCACGCCTCGCTCGGCTCGCCCACCCGTCGACGCTGTGATCGTGCTCGGCACGCCGCTCGAGCCGCTCGAGCACGGACAGCGCGTCATGGCGCTAGGGCACGACCGCGTGCTCTCCGAGGTGCTGCCCGAGCTCGCGCGGCGCGGTGTGCTCATCATCCGAGGCGAGCGCAACGCGCTTGCGTCGATGCGACAAGCGCGCACCGACGCGGAAAAGCAGCCGCCTAACACGCCGTCGGGGCTCATCGACGGCGCTGCCGTCACGCTGCCGGTTGACTTCAAGATCCCCGACATCCGCGCGGGCTCGCTCGAGGCCGCCGTCGGCGTCAGCGTCAACGTCGACAATACGC